TCCGTAGCACTCTCTCCCCACACGTTATTTGTTTCCACGTAACGTATGCCATCGAGCTTACCAATTTCACCATTGAACAACTCAGTGTTAGCGCTATAGGTATGCACATTGAGCCAGCGTGAATCCTGCTGCACGTCGTGTGCTACCTGCGGACCAACGATGGCAACATAGAACCCATTCTTTTTGGGAGCCTTGTTGACTTTCAGCTTTGTCACGGCCGCCAAGCCATCTGTAGTGACATACTTGCCGGTAGTTCCAGTGAGTGCGCCAAGCGCAGTGAAGTTAGCCGCTCCACCTGCATACCTTTTCTGCAGACCAGTAGTGGGATGAGCGATTACTCCCCATGTCATGTCGTCTGCCTTGAGTGCCATGTTCTCGCCAAGATACATGATGCCATCATCAAGAATATCCAATAGCGCTGTCCATCCTGCGACATCCGTATACTTCATTGCCTCGCCAATCTGCAAGAGATCGACATCGACCTTCTCGTACACGTAGTCCGTGAAGACATTGATCACCACACCTTCTGTGATGTTCTGCACGTTGGCCGAATTAGCCAGCATGCGCCTAAAGAACCTGATTGTTTTTGCACCCAGACCCCTAGGCAAGGGTCTACGCGCACCGAATTGATTTAACCTGAGATCCCACTGCGCCTTTTCCAGAAGCTCAGTGTCGTAATGCCGCCGGTATTGATCAACCAGCGTTGTAGTTGTATTTGTAGCCATCTAATTTCTCCAAAGCGGAGAGATCACATGGCAACTTATCTACATGCCCATATCTGCTTGCTCTGCGAGGTAACGAAGATATTTCTTTTGTTCCTTTCGGTCCATATCTTCCATCTTCTTCTCTCCCCCTGAATAATAAGCAGGCCCGGAACCTGTAAGACGTGTCGCCCTGTGAAGCTGATCCACTTCTTTTTTAAGTTTCGCGTTCTCTGCTTTGAGTTCAGATATCATTGATTTAGATGTGTCCCCTTGCGCTATTCGGTATGCGTAAGCACATCCATCTGGAAGCGTCTTAAGAATAGGTAATGCATTCAGTATCTCATTACACTTCTTGGTTATCGGCTTGTTGCTGTCCGTAATGTCAGGTTCTGTCTCTGCAAGCTTATCTATATTTGCTCTCCAGATCTTGGTGAATGCGTCTGTATATAGAGCCCTTGCTTTCTGCTCCGCTTCTACGGCAACCTCTATATTCCCTTCTTCCCTTGCCGCCTTAGCTGCGTTTGCATATTGCTTGACACTATATCCCTTCTCTCCATTATCGAGCGTTTCCCTCTCCTCCATCAAGTCATGAGTAGGGCGCTTTACTATTTCGTCTCTTCTCTGTCTTGCTAGCTCTGCCTTCTCCCTTACAGCTTCATCCATCAGCGCTTTGGCCGCAGCCTCACGCTCCTGCATCTTCTTCCAGTTTCGATCAAACCTGTCCTTGTCCTTCTCATCCCTGGACTGAGGCTTAACATCTACATCAGTGGTATCTGAACTCTCAGCAGCCTTAACTGCATCCTTTGTTGCCTCGGGATGCTGCTTTAGGTACTCCTTTTCGGCTTCATCTTGCGACAAGTGCACGTCCGGCGTGGACGGCTCATCACTCTCAGGTGCCTCTAACGCCTCTGGCTCGGGGGATACCAAACGATTGCCGCTCGTGTCTAATTCACGCGCCAGCGCCCGCAGATCCTCCTTAGATAGCTTATCTGACTCTGCCATTTCTTATTCAGGGAGCCATCCTCGCGATGAAGTCATCGGCTCCCTCTTTGGTGACGACATCGAATTGTTCCAACGATTGCGGTTCGTTGGCAACCGAAAGCTGTTGCAAATCAGTAAGACATAGCATGTAGCCGTATCCTACCCCACAGTCCCATCTATCTCCTTTAGCAACTGCGTGTGCATTGTGTTGAATGGAAGCATTTCTTAAACGAAGTGCAAGATGATTTCCAGAATGACTTTCAAAATAACTTTTTAAGCGCGCCTGATCCTCTGGCGTCCAAGGGGGGAGCTTGTTCCAAGTCCACTGATATGAACGCATGAAAATAAGGAAGCTCTTTATGATGTTCACATCTTCATCTTCCTGATTGCTCTTGCAGCTGCACTGTGCTGCCTATTAGATGAACCCGGCTTATCCCCCCTGTCCTTCTCTCTCTCCCTTGCCGTCATCGCATCTCGCGCCTTACCTGCCGCAGTAAGGTTGCCCTCCTCATCCATATGCCCTCTTTGTCTCAGAAGTCTATGCGCCAGATCACTGTCACCTCCAACCTGCCAAGTGAGTCTGTTTATCAGTTGATGTTTTCCTTCGTACATCAAATTAATTTCCATCCTTCTGCCGGATCTCCAGGCCAAAATCGATACCTGAATCTCTTCTTCTCACATGATCCTCCATCTTTTGGATTGGATGACAGTCCGAAGTGTTCGCACACAAACATACTGGCTTCTCCCATATGCGTAGACGGCCCGATCTCAGCACATACGCAGTCCAATACCTTGTGTGTCTTCTTGTCATATATCTCTGCTCTACATCCCATGAACTTAGGAGGCACGCTCGACCTCACGCTCGAGGGAATAACACTGTAGGCTACCGTTTCCGCGTTTACCCAATGCCTGACATCGTCTGTCGGATAATCGCTATGCCCATAAGCAGTGCATGATACATATAAGCCGGGATGGGGATGTTTAGATTTGTTTCCCTTCTTCTGTATGATAGGTTCGCCATTTGAATTTGTAACCACACCCCACCAGTTGCCGGGATATCCTGCATTACCGGTATAATCTAAGCCAGTATTGTTAGGGCCGTATGCCCTTGGACTACCATCTGCGCAGCATGTCATCTCTCCAATGTATTCGATCATGTCCTCATTAACCCAATACACAGGCGCACCGCTTATGTACATTAAGACCTCTTTGCTCATTATGCCAAAAGGGAGGAACCGGACTCCCGGCCCCCCCCTGATGTCGAAGAAGCTTACCTTCTTCCTCGAGGACCAGTGACCGGAAGAGCTACTTCGAAGGTCTTGTGCGGTCCAATGCTGACGTGCACTTTCACCGTTCCCTCAGGGAGAACGATAGGATGCTCTGGGCTTAGACCGGGAACCTCTCCCCCACCATCCGGCGGCAGCACAATCGGGTTAGCCGGGTAGACAGGAGCATAACCATCTTCTGGAATCTCGATCGGGTTAGTCGGGAATACTGGATACCACACTGTCGGAGGCGGACCTCCCGGTGCAATAGGATTTGTAATCTCTAACGGTGGTCCACCGGGAGCAATAGGATGTGTAGGCTCAGGAGGAGGCGCAATAGGCAGATATATAGGATGCTCTGCTGTAGGAGGCACTATTACAATAGGATGCGAAGGCGATATTGGATAATATATCGGATTCTCAGGAGTTCCAGGTACATCTGGTTCTTCTACATCCGGTGGCAATACTATGGGATGGGTTGGTGTGCCGGGAATAAAAATCGGATGTGAAGGTACACCGCCCGATTCAGGAGGCAAATATATTGGATGTTCAGGAGTTGGCGGAACAATAACAATAGGATGCTCAGGATGAATTTCTATGTATATCGGATGTGTGGGCTTAGGCGGTCCTCCACCTTCAGTAGGCGGTTCAACTGGAGGTTCAATTGGTATGTAGATAGGCGGCATAACCACCGGTCCACCCGGTACTTCATTAGTGAATGATACGGTTTTTAACATGACTTACTTTTCTTTCTTTTTGTTGGTTTAAAAGTCAAATTTTATCCTGCAGGAGGCGGACCCATGGGTTGCGGGGGAGCGGTCTGACCCTGAGGAGGAGGGGGAGGAGGAGCGGCTCCCTGCTCCATCGTGCCAGGAGAGCGCCCAAGCATCCGGTCATTTGCCATCCCTTGCTGGCGTTGCTTATTCTGCATCACCTGGGTCATCGCTGCTTGGAGCTGCTTATCGATTTGCTGCGCAAGCTGCGGGTTCACTTTGTTAAGCTCCATGATGTGTTGCTTATAGTGATTCATCAACTGCTGCATGCCTTCAGGGTCTTCGTTCTTATTCGACATCGCGCTCTTTACAATTCCCTTTGCCGCTACAGTAGCATGTATGTCGTGCTTGTCGCTTGGTTTAGGCTTGATAGGATTACCCTCTTTAAGAGCCGGGATTTCCTTCGCCTGCGCCTCCATCTGATTGGCTTCCTCTTCTCCTGGATCTTGATACAGCCTCTCTACCAGCCCCGGCTCATCCAACTCGAGAGACATCTTGTCTAATTCATTCTGCTTGATGTATGGGCTTTGTCCGTAAAGAGCTTTTCGTTGCACTGACTTCTGCCAGCGCTGCGCTATATTCCAGCTTCCCGCACTCCCACTAGGTCTTAAACTCTTAACTTTGTCTTTAACATCCTCAGGTAGCGCATGAAAGTCCGCGCCCTGGAGGTACTCCATATCCTCATCCTTCTCGCAAAGTAGATCCCATGCCATTTGATAAAGCATCCCAAGTTTCCTGCGAAATACACGATTCGCCAGATCAATAGTTTGATTCGTAACGGAAGCTTTGTAGTTGATCTCCGTCGCTGTCTCGTCAGTAGACTTGCGCTTGCCTTGATCATAAGCTTTCTCTCCCATCCCAAAGTCCGGCACGCCGAATAGTTGCTCCGCGGTGTCCCTAGTGTTCGCCATTTCTGCATCCCAAGAGATAGGCGGAGAACCGAGTTGAATGGGCGCAACTTGAAACGGTATGATAACTCCCGGCTCCAGATTGACATTTTGCGTGATAGGCAAGTCTTTACTCGCGCTTAGCATTGGGAAATTGAACCAATCTATTGCATCTGCCTTGCCATTTTGGAGCTTGCAGATATAAGATTGAAAAGGCGCACCCAATTCTGCAATTCCTCGACTTGAGTAGAAGCTTTTACCAACCTTTTCGACCGGAAAGTCCATAAAAGGGTTAAGATTATGCTTATAAGTAAGGTCAAATGGAGGACGGATATCAATATCAGCCCTTTGTGGGCTAATCGTGTGAATAACACACTTATCGAACTCCTTTCTCTCATAAGCCTCCCAAAGTATGATCGTATCCTCATCATTTGAGTGTGTGATACCCTCAGATGACCTCTTGGCGCTTACAAATTCGTATTCTCCCTGATAATCCGCCCCTGAGCTGCCTCCCTGGATGGTTTTAAGGAACGTCTTGTCCTTGTTAGGGTATAAATCGCTCTCTGGACCGTGCAAATAGTCCCAGGTTGACAGGTGCTTTACGTGAACAAGGTATGCTGCAGTGCGAACGTCGTCCGTATTGTCTGGGACTATGATAAAAATAGGCTCAATAGCATCAAATTTAAGCTGCTTCTTATCCTCATCCCATATGCACTTCATTACGGCATTGCCATACAGGTATCGATAATCAGCAATAAGGTCTATTTCATCCTCAAAATTGCTCTTTTGTCGCATCTTATAATCAAACCACCATGCGACAGGCACTACATCGTTTGTATCCTGAGGTTCTGCCGCGATAAAATCTGCTAATCGCTCATTTGCGAAGATCTGGAGCAGGCATGTAGGCTTTAACTTCTTAATTGCCATCTCGATCAGCGGGAAATGTCGATCGGCCGCATTAGGATATGGCTTATTTATGCGTCTAATTCCCTCCCTGCGCATTCGATACCACACTGGCTGACGGTCCGCCCACTCTTTACGACCATCAATGTCCTTACAAATCTTCTTAAATAAGTCTCTATCCATTTTATATAGGCCAAGGTTTGGATCCAGGCTTCACTTCCTCGACTGCATCCCCTAATTCATCTATTGCTGCACAAAACTCAGCGTGAATATCATTTGATGTGAGGATGCGTATCGGCCAGTCGGAAGTTTCCCCTGTGTTATTCCACAATATTTCATGAACCCTGATTGCTGCCTCTTCCAGCCGCGTCATCTCATATGAACCCAAGCCTAGTAAATAGGAACACCAATAACACTACCGCCAATATCACTACAACGATTGTCCTGATAGGCTCAGGGAGTGGTATCATTCCCAGCACAAGAAAGACGACATAGATCACGAGAGCAAAGATGAGGAGCCATACAAGCAAGCTGATCAAACCTGCTCCTTCCATTGCAGCTAACAGTAATGTTATCATAAAAGAGCAGGAGGGCTCTATCGAGAGAATTCGAACCCTCCCACGTTTCCTTCACTTACCCCGTGTTTGGCGTGTCGATAGGCTACCTCCGGTTTATGTTTTAAACTAGTATCCACCGTATCCCTTTTTAGGCTTGGTCTTCTTCCCGCCCTTTTTCTTGTTCATCTTATTTTCCTTTTTTGTGGGTACCTTTGATTTTCCCGCTGTTTTGGCTCGCATAAAAGATCTTCTCGCCTTCCTTCTTCCCGTATTCTTTCTCCATAGCGCCCTTTATCTTCTCACCCTTTTTTGTAAGTGGCATATACGTATTACCAAGTATGGTCGTTCGGTGGGTCTACACATGGTTCCAATCTTCCTAACTCTTTAAAGTGCATAACCATTTCATTTGTATTTTCATCATCACCGCCAGACCCAGGCGCAAACCCAACCCATGCAATCAACGCAAATATCACCATAGCGATAACTATTAATATCAGTACAGCAGGAATAACAGAAAAATACTTCATTCATTTTACACTCCTAATGTCCCAGATCTGCACCTGGAATCTTGTATGCTATCTCGTCATACTTGTTGTCGCTCAGATACTGCTTCCACGACATTTGAATGACGTTCTCTACCTTGCCAAAACTTTTAATCGGCTTTATCGCTATCACCGCCATGACGGCGTCCGCCCTATCTGGGGACTCGATCCCCTTCTTGCGCATATCGTCTTTAGATTCGCACTTGATCCTCCCCTTGGAATCGGCCGTGCGCATGCGGCTAACCATTTGCGCGTGGAGCTTGGCGTCCTCTGGGATAACGATCTCTCCCTTCTTTATTGCGCGGCCTGCGTCTTCCCAAACTTCTGCGTTTCTATCGGCATAATCAGCGTCCCGCATCGCTGGAGACTGACCATTAAAGCGATTTATCGGCCACCCAGTCTCATGAAACCTAGCGATGATTGGCTTACCTGCACCGGCATTATCCCCCCATACTTCTCCCGCCTCTAAACCCTCTGCCCTAAACAGCCTAATGAAGTCACCAATAGCTGCCATTTCGTTAGTTTCTTTCCAGCATCGTATCAGCCTTGTTTCCTTACCTCGCCGGATAGCTAAAACATTTTCCGCCCCACCGCCAGCAAAATCGCAAAATGCCACCGTTTCTCCCACTCCCCTATACGGGATGTCCTTCGGCCCTACAGGTGGGCTCTTGATGCAAGCGTTGATATCAGTCACGCTCACAAATCTCCCCCTATCGCCAGTAAAATCCATGAACTCCCCGTAGAGCGTACTGCGAAACAGTGGATGCTCAGGGTTGTCCTTATACTCTTCCTTTAACTCTTCAATTCGCTGCTTACTGATGTGTGGGCATTGATCCAATCCGATGGCATACCTTTTAAACCCCTGCTTACCACACATTGCATCATAAAAGCTTCCCTGCATAAGCCCCGTCGAACTAATGTAGAGTAGGCCATTAAAAGTGCAGCGAGCTGATAATGCGTCAAAGATTGGTTCCTGTACACTCTTTGCTTCATCTACGATGATAACAACCGGCGAGTCCGTCCCTTTTTCAAAGTCGCAATGCCAACCTTCCGCCCTGCCTGCGTTGTCCGTCGTGAACATGTACGCGAACCCTTTTTGAGGAGTAATAACTGTTCTATCGTGTTCACGCCAGATCCATTCGTCACTAAATTTATCTCTATGCTTAACAAGTGCTGGCCAGATTTGTGCGTCCAACTGTCTACTATCAGCGCTAGTAACAATAACTCTTGCCTGTGGTTTAGTGCAGATGGTTCGCAGGATAATTGTCGCAATAACTTTACTAGACTTCCCTGCTCCATTGGGAGTTGAGCATGCAACTTTAGCCCGTGCACGAAGGTTATCGAATTCGTTAACAATGTTTCGTTGCCATTCATGTAATTGAAACCCTAACACACCAGCGGCGAATCCTTCCGGTGTGCTAAGATATGCTTTCGCTTTTTGTGTCCTTGTCATTGCCCCCATGTCCAATATATAAATGTATCCCATTCATACAAATCCCAGGCATGCAGAGGATCATAGATCTCGTGATACCAGTAATAAAAAAAAGAGTCATTATTAACCCATTCCGTCATACGTCATCTATCACTGTTACCTTAACCCTCCTTCTCTCCCTCTTGGTCTTCTTTCTATTCTCTATGTCAATTAGCTTCTTGTTCATCATCTCATGCTTCTCCTGCTCATCCCTGCTCCTTCCATTTATCCTGGCATTGCTGCAAAGAAGTGAACATGTAGTTAACCCTTCCGCTATTGACATCTCCTCGAGCAACGCTCCGCATACCGCACATCTCCCCATCTTCACAAGATCTACTTTCATTTACAGTTGATGCGTTAACCTTGCGCAGTTGTTTATCATTCGTCTATTCTCTTCCTTTACTTTGCCTACCATCGTAGCGTGCATCGCTTCCGCTTGCTCCCGCGACCCTCCGCACCTATCAAACCACATACCTTCCCTGCCATGAAATACCATCGTCTCCCACACAATAGGAGTGTCCTGCCACCCAAACCCGTAGTCCAATGCCAGGAACACTGTCGAGATACAATACTCCCCATCTATGTCTAAAGCCACCCGGCGGTCTGATACCTCAAACCATGCCCCCCATTCCAGTATACTCTCACAGGGTTTCGGTTCCCCACTATCGTTTAGTATGAACTTTTTCGTTGCCATTAAACCTTTCGTCATATGCTTTACTTAACTCACTTATCGTTTCACTGTCCATCCTGATAAGAGGCGTAGAGTCTTCTCCCCTTACCGTAATTGTCTTGTCCTTCGGATTCCAATCCTGCTCGTGGCGCTCTAACCACATCGCTGCCGCCTTCCAGTCCTTAGAGTTCGCTACCTTGTCAACCTGCTTAGCGTAGAATACTGCCTTTGCCTTGTTGTATAACGTAGATAGCTTCGGCTTGTAGTTTGCGTGCTTCGGATCTAACCACCTCGCAACCGTATCTCTCTTACAACCCGAGAGAGCACACGAATGACTCAAAGTGTATCCCTTGCTTATCCCAAAGAGGAACTCCTGTATCTTAGCCGACATCTGCCGAATATCAGCCTCCTCATCATACTCCCCATCATGCACAGGCACCAACACCAGCGGCTGCGGCGGCTTCCTTGCCTTAATCGCCTTGGTCATTTCTCGTCTGTAAACCTCCCAACAACTTCCATGTTGCGTAGCAGATTAAACACGCTCTCCATCTCACGAATCTCCCTGTCCGCCTTCGCTTGACTCATCCTCTTTCTTAGTACCAAGTCTGGGTATTCCCTCTTGCGCATTTCTACCTCCCTCGATACGCAACGTATCATGTCTTCCAACGTTATCTCGTTCATCTATTATCTCCGTTTGTACCTCTATTAACCCAGGATCACCTAATCGTGCAGATGCATTGCGCTTCGCCATCTCTGCAAGCCACATCTTATATATGATCCCACTCTTATAACATTTGAATACCACCGGTATCCTTATCCCTGACTTGCTAACGTATACCCCTGCCTCAAATTCCACATAAGGATCGTCCCCCTCCGAAACGCTCAATACCTTCCACTGCGCAGGATCCCTGCTAGCCTTCACAGGTATCGTGTTCTTCCTAACTGGAAATGGATCTTTCTTCATAGTAAGCCCCCCAAGCATACTCGTGCAGATACCAGTAGTTGATCATGTCGCATATCTCATCTAAGTGGCAATACTCATAGCACCATAAGATACTGCTAAGACGCACGTATACACTCACACAACATCGTCTAATGGATTGCCGTACTTCTCGGTAGCCTTATTCCATGCCTCTGTACCGTCCATCCCGTCCTTAATCAATTCTGTATAGAACTCTATCTTCTCGGTGTGCTTCTTATTAGCTTCATCTTCCCCATTCCCTGGTATTAGTTTATCATTCATACATTCACATTTCTCTTGACATTCATATTCCTAACCCCCCTTAATAATCCCCCATATTCAAAACCGATTCCCATACCAGTCTGAAGGTCGATTCCACCCCGTCGCTGTAGGAGAGAGGCCCGCGCGGGTGGTGTCGCCGCCCGGGGGTGGGGGTGGGGGGCGCCCCCGTAAGTGGTTGGTGTTGAGTGGGTTGCATACTAAGTATTAGCTTGGGGATAGGCTTAAACATTAGGTGTAGAGGGGACGCTCGAGGTGCATAGATAAAGGCTGTAGAAGCGTAGGACGCTAGAGGCGCATGAATACAGGGTGTAGAGGCATAGCGGTTAGGTTATCGGATCTATAGCGGTTAGGTTAATGCAACGCTAAAGGACATAGCGGTTAGGTTAATGGAAGGGAGCATATATTTCGCGATGCGCGGACACTACTTCTGTTAATGAGGTCATTTATGTAGCGTTTGAAAGCACGTTTACTATTGCCTGTCAAAGGATATGTGACGAGCGGGAGTGATTATCAGTTATTGTGGATGTTGTTATCAGGGAATTCTTGGTAGGATTTACTAGCCTTGGAATGAACATAGCTGATACCTGAGGCTGCCAGGAAGACTACATCGCCTTTATCCTTTATGATATCATGCATGACTAGCGTGAGCTTATCAAACAACTGACAGCACACTTGCATCATACGAGTATCACTTGAGGCAATCTGACCTATAATCAGCATTTCATGTTTAGAGTATCCTTTTTGATGCATATCATAGATAACAAGTTCAAGCTCACGGGATTTAAGCACTCGTTCATTCGCAGACCTATACATAGCCGCGATATAATGAGCTACAGGGATTAGAAGTGGGAACGTAAATTCACTTAACAGTTCACGTCCAAGCCTATCATACAACTCAAGCAACACATCGGAGGGCTTATCTTTAACATTATCAATAAACTCATTTAATCCCTTATTATACTCACTCAACTTTGTTTTCATTTGCTTCCTTTATATATTTCTCACAAGCCACGATACTTCTAGCCAGAGCATCACCTTTTGCTTTATAGACTCGAGCCGCTTTAAATGGCACAAGGTCCCAACACTCATCACACCACTGTTTAAGAGTATTTTTCTCATTACCGCAGCTACACTCTTGCGTGCAATTGACAGCATTATGGATACTTGGCCTAATTCGCATGGGAATGATCCGTCAGGGTAGGATGATCTTAATAGAGGCTGTTACTTCCTTTGTTCAATTATATTTCTAAACTCATACCTATACTGCAAGCTATGCATGATATTCTCAACTTCTTCGAGCCGTCTATGATCAATTCGGAGCATATCACGGGTATTATTACTCTTTTCCTCAATCTTATTAACTGTCTTAGCAATCTCAATAATAGCCTTCATCATATCAATAACATCCGCAGGAGAATTACCTTGATTGAGCCTTTTACTAACTCTCTCAATAGCATTCATATTCCAGGCCATTGGGTATATATCAGGTAGATGGAGATAGTAGTGTTCAATGACATCGAAGACTCGACTTTGCTCGATTGCCAGAGTTCTCCTCTGGATCTATTCTACTACCTCCAAAGTGCATTATATCTTTCTTTGCATATCAGTGATCAATGCCCAAGCTAGCTCATTAAGAAGAATCCTCTTGAACCTACTCTTCCACTTATCAGTATAATAAGCATCCAAGCAACGTTTAGCAGCAACCCTAACAGTAGGATCATCATGTTTACACAATCTAGTAAAGTATGCTGTATCAAATGGGGAGGATTGATCTTTGTGTTTCATTCCTTATTTACTCCAAACCATGTTTCGGTAACGTGATCAAACTTGATTGCACCTGAATGATTA